AATTCTAAGCTATTAGACGAAATAGACAAGGAATGGTTGTGTTGCGTTGACGGAGTAAAACAAACCAAGTTTGGTATAGAACTAATTCTACCAAACCGGGATTTGGCCCTTCAAGCTCTGTATAGATTTGTAACTGGTCAGGATATAAATATAAATCCAACATTACCAGAAGAGGCACAGAAAAAGATGAAAATTATTTATAATAACATCTTAAAAATAAATACAACTGTGAAACCAAAGAATATAAAAAAGATGGTAAAGAAAGATGAATAAATTAAAAGAACTAATATATGTTTTGAGTATAGATTTATTATTCATTTTGGGTTATTTCCTAGCGAAATTGTATTGTAAAAGGGATAGGAAAAAGAAACCCGGGAAGAATAAAAAAAAGGGTTTAGAAAAAGGGAAAGAATAGTGGGTGACTGAAAAAGCATAGATGCCGGTCAAACTTTCTGAAAATAAAATCTTATAATAAATTGAGAGGTGAGAAAAATGATTGTTTTGAAAATAATCGGAATAGTGGTTGGGATAATCCTTGCTTCAATTTATGTAGCATTGGTAATATCTTTGGGTGTTTCCGCCGGATTAAAAAACTATTTTGACCATCATACAAAATAAGGGGAGAAAGAAAAAAACTATGCAAACTGTAAAGAACAAATGGAACGGTGGTTTGTACGAAATCCGGAAGGACAACGGAAATAATATTGAACTGAAGAGGTGTTCTGATGGCGTGACCTTTACCATTGCCAAATCAGAATTCACTTTTTCATATAAACCTTCCAAAAAAACTATTTAATGTAGTTTTCTCTTTCCGGTTGATTTTCCCTTCCCACCCATCAACCTGGAAAGAGTTTTTTATTTTAGAGCTTTAAGCAAATAAACTTAATATAATGGAGGTAGTCAAAATGGACTTTTTCAAAAAGACTTGGGTTGAAGTTGTAGCCATTGTTGGTTTTGTAGTTTCAACCATTCTTCTTGCATTGAGCGGATTTGTGAAAGCAGATATTGCTCCAATCTTTGAAGAAGTCTGGGTCATTTTCGATATTGTCGCAGGCTTGATTCTTGCGATTAAGAAATTGCTCCAGAAGAAAGACACTGCTAACAAGTAAATGTCTTCTATCCGGGGCAATAAAAAGTAAGCAAGTTGGGTTGCCCCGGATTCTTAAAAAACTAAGGAAGGAAAATTGATATGGAAATCAAGATTAAGAAAATTGAAAAAGGTAAACTGCCCGAATACAAAACTGAAGGAAGTGCTGGGGCAGATTGTTACGCAAGATTGGAAAAAGAAGTTTTAATAAAAGCCGGGAAGTCAGAAACAATCCCTTTGGGGTTTGCTGTTGAGATTCCGGTTGGCTATGAAATGCAAATAAGAGGCAGAAGTGGACTTGCTAGAAAAAATAATATAGATTGTTTCCCGGGAACCATTGATTCAGATTATCGGGGAGAAGTTTGTGCAATCCTTATTAACAAGGGCCAAGAAGATTTTATTGTAAAACCTTTTGACCGAATAGCTCAGGCGGTCATTTCTCCGGTAATTAAGGCGGAATGGTATTTGACTGAAAAGCTAAGTGAAACCGAAAGAGGTGAAAACGGATTTGGTTCAACTGGCGTAGAATCCGGAGAAATAAAAGTGAGCTATAATCACCCGGTTGAGAAATTCTATGAACCTTTCAAAAGAATTAAAGAAATATTTCCATTGATTGGAAAAGAAGTAATCATTGATAATTCAAAAAAAGGAAGGGTTGACGATGTTGGTTTGAAAGGTGATTTTGTAGTTATAAAATTTCAAATCCTCCGGGATAATTTTCAGTCAGCCGATGTTATTAGTTTGTACTCAGCTGAAGCATTTGAAAAAGTTATAATTGACGGCCACCGTTTTGGTAAGGAAATTGAATTTGAGTAAGAGCTATTATCAGAAGAATCGGGAACATTGTTTGGAATGTGTTAAAGAATATTATTCTGAACATAGGGATGAGCGAAGGAAATATTTGAAAGAATATTATCAAAAGCATAAAACAGAATTACAAAAAAAAGGCAGAAACCGTTATAGAATTAAATGCGGATTAGGGGTTGAAAAATGAAAACTGTTGAGCCAAGAAGTTTATTGGATGAGTTTCCAATGATGGTTGAAATAAATCCGGAATTGATAGAGGTTTTCAAAATTTGGAAAAAGAAGTTTGAAGAGAAATCCGGCGGAAAATGCCCTAGCAATGTTGATTATTTATACGCTGGATATGTTTTAGCAAATCCGATTGTTAGGGAACAATTCAAAAAAGAAAATAAAATTATGAAATAAAAAATTGTATGCCATATTTTACTTCCTTGCCCTTTAGTTGAGCGTTGCTTGATTAAAGGGTTTTTTTATTTTACATTATAGTTTATAATATCGGGTATGGATGGAAATAATTTTGAAATTAATGAAGAGTTTTTGAGAGGGTTGATTGAAAATCCTCATTTGTTGGGTCACTTTATCGGGAAGGATAAATTGACACCATTGCATTCAGAATGGATAAAATATTGTTGGGATTCTAATGAGCCAAGAGCCTTGCAAGCATTCCGTGGCGGATATAAATCAACAGCAATAGACGTAGTTGGAACCATCCGTTGGTTTCTTCTTCAACCAAATGACCGTATAGCCTTAATCAGAAAGAGCTTTAATGATTCCGCAACGGTAGTTTCTGCCGTAAAGCAGGCAATGGAACTTCCTCAAGTAAAGGAACTATTCAAGGTGGCGCACGGATTCTATCCGAAAGCAACGATGGCCAAAGATGGAAAACTTAGATATAATTTCAAAACAACAATTACTCCGGAAGTAAATTTGACCGCTCACGGTATTGATAGTTCATTGACCGGTATGCATTACGATAAAATTATTTGCGATGATATCATAACATTAAAAGACCGGGTTTCAAAAGCCGAAAGAGAAAGAACAAAAGAAATAGTGAACGAATTGGCTACAAACATTATTGACCCGGGCAAAGGCAGTCTGTGGATTGGAACACCTTGGCATAAAGAAGATGCTTGGGGAGAAATAAACAAGTTTGCCGACATAGCAATGTATCCGATTAGTCAATTCAATTTCCTTGGAGAACAGGCGGTTGAAAATAAAAGAAGGACAACCACTCCATTCCTATTTGCCGCCAACTATGAACTCGAAATCCGGAAAGATGAAACAAGCCTTTTCTCAGAGCCGAATATGGTTGAAGGTTGGGACTATACAAAAAGAAGTTATGCTCATATTGACTGCGCATATGACGGTGACCATTACTGTGCTTTGACTATTGTTTCCCCATTAGACAACGTTGACCCTGTCTTAGCTAAGAAATTTCAAGCGGTTGGTTTTACTTATCCGGGAAATTGTAAAGCGTGGGCAAATGAAGTAGCAAGACTTTGTAAAAAATATAAAGCAAGATTCCTTCTAAACGAAACAAACCCAGACAAAGGCTATTTTGCAAATCAAATGGAAAAGTTGGGAATCAGAACAAAAACTTATGCCGAAACAGAAAACAAACATATAAAAATTAGCACGAATCTTTATGAGTATTGGGAAAACATTTATTGGTCACCGGCAACTGACCCGGAGTATTTGAATCAAATAATTGATTACCGGGAAGGAAGTGAGCCGGATGACTCTCCGGATTCTTGTGCAACTCTCTTCAGAGAAATCTGCAAGCCGAATAAATCAAGAAGTAAGGCACTTTGGAGTATGTAAAAAAAATAATACTTTTAATTTTTGGATTTATATTATATTATTTTTCTTGGAGGCCAAAGGAAAATGAAAGTGTTGTTGATAATAATAGCAATCTTGCTAATTAGCGTCATAATAATGTTTCTAGTTATCCGGGCATTAAATCGCCAAATTAAATCCAAAGACAATCAAATATCAAATCTTATCTTGGAAGGAAAATCCAAAGACAATCAAATAGCAAATCTAATGGAGGAAAACGAAATTGAAAAAAGAAATAATAAAGAACTTGCGAAGAAACTTGCAGATATTTCTTGTATGTCTATTGATGATGTTCTTCATCAGTTGCAACACAACAAAAGTGATAGAAAAGACAATAATTTACATTCCTGAAATAGATTGGCCAGAATTTCCTGAACTTGGTGAATATGAAGCTAAAAATGGAAAAGTGACTACTGACGAAAACTATTTCAGAAGATTGTTGGCATTCCGAGAAATGTATTTCAATGAACAAAACAAATATAACGAAAAGAAAGAAAAATTGGAGGACAATAAAAATGAATAATTACGGTAATTCAGAGCCAAAAATATTAAAAACATTAAATTCAAGCGGTCAGGTGTTGAACGATTCCGGAGAAGTAATTTCAGACACTTCTGATTATTGGGAGAAGGTTTACAATGAAGCAGAACCAAAGCCGGATAAAATATTGTATAGTGACGGAACAATAAAAGATTCCGCCGGAAATCTTATTCAGGACACAACAGAATTCAATGTAAAAAAATATAATCAGGCAGAACCAATTCCTGCTAAATATCTTCATTCAGATGGAACTATTGATGAGAATCCGGGAAGTGGTGGTAGTGGAATTACAACTCTTTATTGTTGGTATTGTGATGACGGAAGTTATGCTATTTATACCACATCAGCAACGCCATCTGTTGGTGACGGTGTAATTATTGGGGATGGCGAATATGGAACACCAACTTTCCTTA